TTAGATACTCAAATAAATCAATCTCTTTCATTGCCAAGGGTTGTCACCACCCAAACCATTCTGCACCTTGCGTAATGCGCTGGTGCATCTACGATCTGCGGTAGATACTGCACACTCTAGTAAGCCTGCCACCTGTTGCAAGGTAAGTCCTTCGTGGTAGCGCATACGAAGTATGGTCTGGTCCTCTACTTCAAGCTTTAGGTATGAACGCTTGACATCAATCAGGGTAGCAAGCAGGTTGCCACCTTCTGCTGGAACGCTAGGCTTCTTAGGTGAGCCATCATTAATAAGGTTCTGAGCTTGCTCTAGTACCGTATCATCCACAATGGATGCGATAACGTGAGGCAGAACCTGTGCGATCATAGCTGTATCGTAGAAGGCTTCGTCACCTGTTCGATAGCCAGACTTAGCCGCCTTCTCTTTGCGAGCATAACGCTCAGCCGTACGTTTCATTTGCCAAGCAATACGCTTCTCATTAATAACACGTTGGACTGGGTTAGGTTCACTAAGTGCATCATTGAATTGTGTACCACGTGTAAGCGCCCAAGCAAGGCATTCTTGTAATACATCATCTCGTTCTACGTAGCCACGAAAGCGACGGGCTATTGCACTAGCAACGCTAGGTGCTATATCGTAGATAGACTTATGCAGTTCAGTCACAGTTTGGTTCTTCTACCTCTGGCCATACGCCATCTAGTACCATCATTGCAATAGCTGAGTAGTTGAGTAAGTCTAAGAAGGAGTCACGCAATGACTCATTGCTAGGCTTAACGCCAGAGTCAAGTAAGTTGTTGATGCGTGCTATCTTGTCCCACATACGTACACGCAAACCATTAAGTGGTCCACCTGGTGAGTGAGCAATGTTCTTTGGGCCGTAGTCGTGATGCTTACGTACCAATAGGTTGCCAGCTTGATCCATAATGCGCCAGACATCAGCGATGAAAGCTTCATTTACCTTGTCGGCGTAGGCCGAAGGAGTATAGTCTCTGTTTCCATATTGATCTCCAGGATCTGGAAGCCCATATGCTGCAAAATCTGTACCATTTGTAGCCATTCGTCTCTACTCATCCTTCTCACCTAGTAGCAAAGCCTTCGTAGCATCTGCGCCATTGGCCAGATAGAAGTCATTGATGTCCATTGATGGAGGCAATGTTACTATTGTGCTGTTTGATATCTCCTGTGCGACACGCTTGGAGAACTCAGCTCCTGGGTTAGTTCCATCCTCTTTGATGTCGTTATCTCCAATGACAAACACCCTGTCATAACCTGCAAACAACTTAACAAAGTGTGGCTTCCAAGCTTGTACCCCAGGTACACCTACTGCTGGTATGCCAACAACACCTGACAAGATAATAGTATCTAGTTCACCTTCACATACTGCTATGTATGATGAGTCAATAGTTATATCACCAACGTTATAGAGATGAGCCTTCTGTCCCAATGGAGATCCATACTTGGGTTTGCCATCATCTAATCGTCTGAACTTATAGCCAACACACAACCCAGTAGCTGTGATGTAAGGGATAGATAGCCACCCTCTATGCATCTCGTGACCATTGATAGGATCTGTTACTACACCTAACGAATACTGTTGGGCAACAGCATCAGATATTCCACGTCCTTCTAGATAATTTAGAGCCTCTTCGTTTATCACCCGACTGTAATGATTGGCCGCTTCCAGCAGTGATTTCGATTGCACGATTGAGGGCATCCTTGAACTCCAAATTCTCTATTTCCATCACAATATCCACCGAGCTGCCACCCTTACCGCAGGTATGACAGTAGTACAAGTTCTCGTACGTGTTCATAACAGCACTACGTCTGCTGTCCTTATGAATGCAACAGCGTACGGAAGCTGATCTACCTTCTCTTACCTCACCGCCATAGTGGGCAACAATTACTCCTACGGGGATTGAGTCTGCACTAACTCTACCCTTACTCCTGCCCGCTTTACGTGTCCTGGACCAGTCTTGTGCTGGCATACGCACCCCTTATCATCGCACTTATCGTGCCATTGAGCTGAACGCTTGTAGTGGGTAAGAGTGTTCTCTTCTCCTGCCTTATGACAGTTCTGGCAAATCATCTTCTACCTCTTCAACTACTTCTTCTACTACTGGTACAAGTATCTCTGTTGTTGTGATCTCTCCACCTGGTACTGGCATTATTGTTTCTCCTTTGTCCATTGTTCTAGTGTTTGTATTACCCAAGCATTTTCTATACCAGAGTTGCGACGCTTAACTACAACATAATGCAATGGAACTTCCCCAAGACCACGTGCATTGGCGTAGTTAAGCGCCTCAACTTCTGCTTCTCTCCAGAATTCAGGCAGGGAAAGGGTCTGCCTGTTCTTGAGTTCAAGGATATAGGTTTTCCCCGCAATAATCGCAACCATATCCCCTTCATCCTTACTGCCAGCTTTCGTCAAGCGTTCAGCAAGAACTCCCATTTGTCGTAGCCACTTGAGAACATCGGTTTCAAACTTCGATCCCTTACGTCCATTAGAGTTGGCCATATGTACTTTCCTCTCCTGCACTACGAAGGTAAGCTCTACCTTGTGCATCATCATCACCAATCTGACAAGATGCAAAGTCTACAAATAGTGATGCCCATTGAGAAGCATCAGCAAAGTGTGGACCAAATCGGTTCTTGACCGAAGCCATCCTTAGTAGGTTCTGTGACGGATCATAGCCTAGTGTCAGTATCAAAGCAGGCAATTGACTTACCTTTCCGTGAATGGCTCTTCTAGGTGGAGGCATCATAGGAGAACCATACTCGCTTTGTTCGCTGACGTGATGGAGTACTAAGACGCAAGCCTCTGTCTTGCGTGCCATATCGTGCAACTCCATCATAATTGCACGTAGCCCTGCCCACTCATTGTCTGTTTCAGCAGCCACATTCATTAGGTTGTCTATGACAATTAGCTCTGGAGCTATTCCATAGAGTTCAACGTAAGCCTTTATCTCCATCTCAATATCATCAAGAGACGGACTGGAGTCAAAGACCCATTGAATGTGTGATGTCTTAGCCAAGTGTGGTACGTAGTAATTTTGTTGCTTCTCTATGTTGTGTTCCACAGTAACCTGACTGTGGCCCGATAGGTGTGCAGCAGCACGGATCATTACAGTTGCGGTGTCAGTATCGGCAGAGAAGAAAAGCGTAGGCACATTTGCTTTGATTGCATAGATCAATGCGAACATTGACTTACCAGCATTAGGTGCTGCAGCTACCATACAGACTTGACCGCGACGAAACTTTATAGATTGCTTAACTAAGTTCTTCCACACATCAGGTAGTGGCGTGGCCTTTGTGGTCACTCCACTCCAAGCGCGGGAAAGTTTAAGCACTATTCTCCTCATTCAAAATTATGTGTCTTGCCTTGCGTATCTTTCGTCTATCACCATCGGTGAGTCCACCCCAGATACCGTGGCGTTCCTTACGGATACCCCACTCAGCACACTCAGTAATGTGCTGGCAACCACGACAGATTGATTTAGCTGATGCAATACTTAGGCGAACCATTTTGCCTTCGTTTTCCTTGTCAGGAAAGAAGAGATCGCCACCTACTTGAGCACATAAAGGAACCTCAAACTCGTGTGGTTCCCGCATCTGCTATGCCCAGATAGTTGCACACTTGTCTGTGGCACCCTTTGGTGCAGCACACATCCAGCCCTTCCAAGGGCCACGAGCAGAAGTACCTGTACGGAAACTCATTACACCGTGCTTACAGCTTGGTGCTTGACCTTCAACGACAGCAGGTTTATTAACACGATCATCCAAAGGATTGATTGTTGTTGCATTAAAAGATTCTGCAACTGATGCAGCAGTTGGCGTTGATGCCCTGCCACCATTGAGTTCAGCATCGGTAGTCTTGATAAGTGATGCAACCATTGATAGGTCAGTAAGACCCGTCTCTAGATCTTTAATGTCAGTTGCATATAGATTGATAAGTGTTCCGCTACTTGTCTTGAAGTTAACTTGGAACTTTGTGTTTTCGTTTGCAGCCATTTACTTTCCTCCAGATTGTTTGATTGTTAACCGTAATGAATCTGCACCTTGCTTAGTTGGCACGAAGCCAAGTTTAGCAAGAACTTCATCTTTGTCTACTGATGTAGGTCCAGCTATCTTGCTCCAACGTACTTGGATACCTGTATCTGTAACTCCAGCAATACCTTCAAGAGCAGACTTTAGTGAATCTTTTTCCTTTGTCAACTCTTTGATCTTCTCGTCTAACTGTAAGTATTTCATCGCATTGGTTGAGGCATCCTTGTCTTGGATTAACACCTCTTCACTAGCGATACGTTCTTTTTTTAGACCAACGCATCCTAACTGCCCACTTGCGTCATAGAACTTGCAGTAATGCTGGCAGTAGTTTTCTTCTCGCTCTGGCTCTGGTGCTACCTCTGATGCCTTGATAGCTTCTAACCAACTCAAAGCCTCTAGTGCCATTGCTTCGTTGTAATCTTCTGTATGTACCTTGACATCTCGCTCATCACCATCACGAGCAATAGCTACAAGAGATACACGCTTTACATCGTGACCATTCTTAGCCAATAGATAACCGTATGTCTGTACCTGCCAACGCTGTTGTGTTGATGGGAAGTATGAAAGGTTCTTTACCTTGCTTGTCTTCCAGTCAATGACATCGCCTGTCCCTGGTACGTAGCAGTCAATGTGTGCTTTCATTCCGTTGTA